TGAAGGTACGTTAGTGTATTTGTCTAAGGTAATCGTTTGGGTTGTAGTTCTAGTCATAAAACCACGAACAAAAAAGATACCTTCAGTAATAGCGGCCGCCGAACCAGTGGCAGTTGCTGATGTAGCTTGTAGTTGGGCTGTTGCTGTTCCAGCCGCCACCAAATTAATTATCTTGTTTGCCGAAATAGTTTCGTCATCAGTAAATGTCACCGTAGCATTATCTACAGTTGAAGTACTAATATACTTGACAAACAGAGTATCGGGATCTCCATCAGTTACAGCTACAGAATAATTAACAACTTCGGCAGTAACACCTGATATTGTACCAGTAATGATGGCACCTACATATTGGTCCAGATAATCAGCTACCGTATCTGCACCATAGAGAGGTTGAATTTTTACTGCATAATATTCAGTATCAATTCCAACACTGCCTGGAATAACTATCGTTCCTTCTTTGAAGAAATGATTACCAAACTGTTCTATCTGGTTTTGAAGAATAGTTTGGAGTGTTGTTAGTTCTCTTGCTTGTACTGCGAAGCCCGGTCTAAATAAGACACGGTAGAAATCATTGGTGATTTTGAAATCATCCCAATAAGGAGATACATTAAAGTCTGTTTTTGCTGACATATTCTAAAACTCGATGATTAATTTTATATTTTCTGTTTGGTCACTTGCTCGGGTAATAGGTGCTCTATTCTCTACATAAATTACCTGACCGCTGTAGTATTCTATCTCAGGATCGTTTACTGTACTTACCGTACCTGTTGCCGCACCAGCACCAGTAATAACTTCAGACGCTGCAAAAGCTTTGATATCTTTATTAGCATCAATGCCTGTCCATTGTGTCTGAATATACTTCAACACTCTTGTGGAAGCTTCCCAATCTACAACCAAACCCTTTGCACCTGATGTACCACCTGTAATAACTTCATCATTGACAAACGTGCCTGGTGTAGGTGAGGCTGCAAAGGTAACTGACTTCAAAGCATTCATTGTATCAGCTGTGGAAATAGTTGTTGTTCCAAAATTGTAAGGATCTTTCACAACAGCAATACGGCGGAAGTCTTGGTCAACAACAAAGTCACCAGAACCAGCCGTACCGGCAATGGTTGTGTTAGTCATTATATAAAAACCACCAAGTTCTTCGATTGCATTGGAACCGTGACCGCCGGGTGGTGAAATAACAGGCACAACTATCGCTGATGTAGACGGTGTTCCAATACCAGAAATGGCATCAATGTTACAATCAGCAAATGTGTATTGGGCGGCCGCTGTAGCGCCACCACCAACTGCAACAGCTGTGACTGAACTAACAGCACCACTCGCCACAACTACTGTAAATGTTGCACCAGTACCATCACCACGGAGAACCTGTGCAGCGTATGTATTGTTTGTATAACCAGCACCACCATTTGCAACAACATATTGAGAGACAGCACCTTTCACAGCAGCAGCTGCAACTGTAGAATCTGTCGTAACCGCCATAAAGTCGGTCGTCATAAAGCTAGTAATCTCAGTAGTGGATAAAGTGTACATATACTTCCACACATAACTGTCAGCAGTAGTGAATTCAGAAGTTGATGTACCTGTAGGTTCTGTAGTAGATGTTCCACCAGCATTATTATTCATACACTTGTAGACATTGTTGGCAGAGTTCACAACATACATCTGTGTTCCAGTGGCCCACATATCAATACCACCAGCCTGAGTCTGTACAACAGCAGCATTTACTGTAGCACCATAGTCAGCACGGTACATATCATAGACAGTCCCTGTTGTCCAGTTATGTCTAGGTATGGCATATACTCGGTCTGAAGTTGTAAGTAATTTGGCCGCTAGCATATCTCTGTAATAAGCAAGAGGGTCATCCATATTGTCTAGAGGTGTAGGTGGCGATGCGTCTGTACCACCTCCTGTACCAGATGCAAATGGTTGGGGCCTACCTACAAATAAGTAGTAGGTCGTTTTTGCTGTTTCACTAAATGACTCGTAAAATTGGAGAGCATTATTGTGTCTAAAATCTTTTGTGACTATCGCTGCCATGGTATTAGTTCCTGATTATATTTATCTCTATTATTTATAAGAATTCTTTAGGTCTTATACACAGTAAGTTGTATTTGTGGACCTATATAGTTTTTAGTGTTTACATTAGCTAAAGCTGTAAAGGTAAGTTCTTCAGCATTTTGTCCGGCAAGCCAATCTGGTATTTTGTATCCCACCATCAGATTCTGTTTTTGTGCCCATCGAACTGAATCTACTCTAACTCCAGCGGTATGTGCTACGGCAGCTGTACTATGTGCTCCTCTACCACCAGTACAAGTCAGAGTATTAGTTGCAATAGAAACATAATCGATTAGTTCATCCTCTATTTGTATGGTGCCCTTGGTTGGAAAGTTTGCAGCACTTGTTAATACAATGGTTTCTATTGAATTATTAACAGTGGTTGCCAATGTAGTAAGAGGAACATTTGCTAAGTAAACTGGTATTGCTGCCGCACCTGCACTATTAGGTGTAAATGTGAGTGTTGAAGTTCTGGTAGCCACCATACTCGGCCGGAAAGAGAATCTATTAAGATCGCTATAGGCAGGTCTAGCACCAGAGCCCGCTCCAAACAATCCTGACGGTAGGAAATCAAGATGTATTGTGTGATACAATGTTCTATCTCTAACGCCTAACAGACCCCACACTTCATAGACAGTGGCCGTTCTACCACTACTACTACCTGTGATAACATCATTCGCCTCAAAAATACCTGTTAGTGGTAAGTAGGTAGCAACTCTAACATTATCTTCATATGTAACTTCACTAAGGAAGTTGCCTGTCGCACCTGAGACACTACCAGTAATAGTTTCGTATTGGGTAAACGCTAACCCAGCACCAAGTTTCAGTGCTGGATTATAAATCTTATCAGTGCCATCACTAGGTTCTGTTGCACCACTTATCGGATTTGGATTAAGTGGTATTTGGTCTGTAGTACCCAAACGCATACCAAGTAATTGTCTCCAAACAATCTTGTACAGGTCTTTAGATATCACAGATGTTATGTTCGGCACCTGTTGTATTAGTTTTGCAATATCTACAGAACCAAACACAGCCCAACCGGCCGGATGAACTGAACCAACTAAATCGTTTCTCCAATCTACAATAGATGTGCCTGAACTTACAACATAAGAATAATCTTGATAATAATAACTGTCTTGTATCTTCTTAGTTTTTTCATCAAGGAAACCATCTTCACCAATAAACTTGCCTGTTCTATCTATCGCAGTACCTATTAAGCCCGGGACACTAGTTTTTGTATATGAATCAATAACGGCAGTCTTACTTGATGTTCCACCAGTAATTGTTTCCCCAACAATAAATGGAGTAGTACTTAATGTGTCTAGTTTAATAACACCTATAGTGTTTGTTTGACCTCTAAATCTTCCTGTCGCACCTGATGTCCCACCAGTAACATTTTCTAAAAGATCAAATGTACCACTAATACCAGTACATAAAAAGTTAGTAGTGCCAAGAAACTTCAATGAAGCCGCATCTGTATAATGAACTCCTTGGTTAATAATATTGACACCATTAATTTGACCTACACCTGTACCTTTAGCTAAAACTGTACCATTGACTCCCGCATCTGAAGTTATGGTAATAGTCGGTAAAGCAGTGTAACCATAACCTTCTCTAGTAACTCTCACATCTGTAATGTCACCATTACCAGTGTCAGTTTCTTGTACAATAAGTGCACCGGTATAGACATCTCCTAATGTAGTGTAATCTTCTAAAATAAATTCATCTGTTGCAACCATACCTAAGTCTTCTTCATTATCTACATTGATGGCCGGTATATCTGTGAGTAGAACTACGGTGTATGCTGTAGTTGGATATTGAGCACCATCATCTGCCGTGTTCATTCCATAGACTGTTTCACCTAAAGTAAAACTACCAGAGGTCAGATTGTAAATAATAGTTGTAGTATCTAACTCAACTGATACTACTGTGGCAATAGCACCTGAAGTATTCCCTGTAATGGTTTCACCTGACAGAAAAACTCCTGTAGGTGCTTCATAAGTAAATTCACCAAATTCATATATGGTAGTATCACATCCACTAATGTTAGTGGGATCAGTACTACCATTTTCTTGTAGGATTTTAAAGTTACCAGTTAGGGTTCCGGTCTCTGGAGCAATACCACCATTGACTACAGATACTTCTCCGGCCAAGTCAACCCCACCGGCCGTAGAGTTATCCACCACAAATTTATCACCAACCACATATCCCGAACCACCAGCGTTTACAATAACTTCATTTATTGTACCAGCCGTTACAGTTTCGATTGCTACCAAACCATTAGTACCAACATCAGAAGAAACAGTAAGAGCATCAGTTGTTGAATAATATTGACTTGATAAAAAGTCAGATGCGTTTACATCTGCCTTGTCTATGATACTTGATATCTTACCAGTTAGAGTTCTACTTGTATCAGAGTTGTCGGGACTAGAAACATCATGACCGACATAAAAAATTCCCTCCTGGCTGCCAGTATTTAAAACACATTCAGTAACTGTTTCACCGCTTAACCCATATTGAAATATACTATCGACTACAGCAGTTGCTTCAGTAATAGTTGGATAACCTAAACCTTCATATGCACCACCAGCAGCGATAGACAAGTCAAGTACCGCTGGCATCGTGATAGTTTGACCTATCATATTCTGTAAGTTACCTAATCCATTAACATTTTCTTCATTCAGTATCTGTGACCCATCTTCCATAAGTATAAAAATGTCACTAGAGTCTGATGCATTTTCCATTAGAATAGTAGAGTTGGTTGCATAGATTCTTAATACTGTATCATCAGACCATTTACCAGCAGATACTCGAAGCATATCTTTTGTTGGATAGGTAATGTCAACTTCTTCGTCAAGAAGAATTCTGAAAAATAGTTTATGACCTTGCTTGGTTCCTTTTGAACGATAAAGGTCTTTAATACTTTTCAGAAGTTTTCTTTTATCAACACCTGCTGCCAAACTATCCGGAATAGTTCGCATATAGGCTTCTTTGAATTGTGTAAAGAATGAATCTATTGTATTGTCAACATCATCATACTCCATCAGTTGCATTACATTCTGAACTGGATTGGCAGTATAAGCACTAATCACTCCGGTTGCTTCCGATGTTCCCCCAGTTACAATCTCATCAATAATAAATTTGTTTTGAGAGGAAATGAATAAACGGGAACCATTAGCTATATCTTCAGTACGAATTACAGCAGTTGCTTTTGATGTAGTGCCTGTAATAGTTTCACCATTTACAAATGAACCAATAGTTCTTGCTCTCGGGTCTCCTACCACATCATAATCTTCTAGTTCAACAGTATTCTTTTCACCGGCACGATATCGATTCGGATCTTCTAAAAGTATTGTGCCAGGAGTGTTGAGACTATCTGTATTACCATCTTCTTGAGTAATACTTGCGATGATACCTAAATCAGTTAACTTCAGTTCGGCCGATTCTAAAAACTCATAGTATCCTTTTAAAAACGCTATGAAGTCTGGATGGTCAGCCTGTACAAAATCTGGCTGTTGGTTTGCAACCTGAATAGAAACTTTACTGGTAATTGTTGACATTAGGGATTATAAGAACTCACCGTTGAATAGTTCACACCGCCATCAGAAGCACCAGATGCAATAGTATCAACCTCACCTGTTACTGTTAAGTTGGTAGTGTCTATTTCTAATATTTGATTTCTAACAGGTACAATATCATTAGAGTCCGGTTGAACTGTAATACGAATGTACGTCTGTGTAATACCATCATAGTTTTCCACGGAAGCAATATCTTCTTTAGTCAAGGTAACAGTTCCACCTACGAGTACTCCACTAGTTGTATAGGTTACGGTTCCAACAGCTGCCGCAGCATACTCTTTGACTGAACCAGAAATGTAAAACGCCTTTATTAAACCAGTACCATCATCTTCATAATACCAAACATTAGTAGAGTCACCAGTATACTTAAAACCTGATGAGGATAATATTCCACCAGCTGAAGTACCAGAAGTACTTGCTGCATGGCCAGAATGTGGATGATAGAGATTGTTCTCAAAACCAATAGTATATTTTGTTGCCGTTCCCAATGTAGGTTTAAAAGTCTTACTCATTTTGATGGTAGTAATGTTAGACAGAATAGCAGGGTTTACCTCATCTATCATCGTTGTGAATGGTGAATACCTAAAGATACTTTCATGCTTCTCCAAGTTATCATCAGACCACGTTCCTATCGCCGCTGTAATGAGGCTAGCGAGGTTTGCAGATGTCTTCGCTGTGATAGTACTATTGTACTTAAAGTTGACCGTAGGAATGATCTTGGTCGTTTCCGGGTCTAGTATAACAGGGGTAACAGACACAACATTATAATTCTCTAAAGTAGAAACAATAGAGGTCTTAGTGGATTCTGTTAATGTGTTACCCGCCTTCGGTCTAATACTAATATAAACTTTACCATAGACTGCTGGGTTATTATGTTCACCACCCCATACAGATATCGACTCTACATTAGGATAAATGGTAGGCACAATCGCCGCATAGTCTTTAGCAGTTACTGTTCTATTCTGTGCCGCATAACTAAAGGGGGCACTGAGTTTTATTGACTCCATTGTTTCTGGTACTGCACCACCTGAGGCCCCAGATATTACTGTCACAGTAATATCATTAAAAGCAGAAATAGATCCTGAGGCTGAAAAAGATACAGCACCATTTGCCGCGGTCGCATTAGTAATGACATATGACAAGATTACTACATTACCCTCATCTACCGCATCACCAATAATACCATCACCAAAATAAATTTCCCATTGGTTGTCTACAGTCTCTTGTACAAAGTACGCCTTTGTGGTAGCCGTGATATCTACCAGAGAACTGGCCGGCAAATATGTTGAGGTTGTTGTAGAAGCCGCTGATTCTTTTAGAGTTACTGACAGAGTAGAAATATCCACACCTTCATTGGGAATTACAAACCGTTGGTCGGTATCATTTAGGTCTACAGTAAAACGAGTAGTTGTCCAACTTCCTTCATAAACAGGTATTCCCGTACCAGAACCAAATACATATAAACCAGCTGACGGTTGAATTGTTCTACTAGTAGTGTTGATAAAGTTATAGCCTACTCCATTAATGGTTGTACTAAAAGCATACCCCGCGGGCATTACAATATTAGCACCGGTTGCATCATTCACTTGTACTTCCAACCAGGCAACTGGCGCCTTTGTAGATACTGGTGTATAACCTAGAGCCTTTGCGTGAGAGGCAACACTATTTCGTTTCTGTGCTGTGTCCAAAAACATTTCGTTGGCCAACATATTAGCTAAGAACGCATTGTAATGTGTATTGTAGGCAAGAGTATCTAACATAATATTCAAGCCTGAACCTTCAAAGTCATAATCAGTAAACTGTGACTGTCCTTTAAGATATGTTTTTAAGTTTGACTTGATTTCATCAAAGCCTAACTCTGTAATTTCCATCTTACCCTTTACATTTAATCCTGCCATTATCGTATTCTCTGTAGGAAGATATCTACTTCCTCTGTTTGTTGAGGTGCGTTTCTAATATTAAATTCTATCTTACAAGACATTTCGTTATTGTCTAAGTTATCGTTTATACTTACATTAGTCACTTCTATTCTTGATTCGTATTTTCTTAATTGTTCTTGTATTCTAGAACTCAATAAAGCCTTTATAGGAGCAGTAAAGTTTTGAAACAATGCAGCTCGTACACCTGTTCCTATCTCTGGATGAAATGGTTTTTCTCCAGGGTTCAATAAAACGATATGACGAACCGCACGTTTTATATCTTGGATATCTGTTACAATAGTTACATCACTCGTAACAGGATTACGAGTAAAGTACAGACTGATATCTTTGTATATAAAGTTATCTCTGGGACTGTTATTTACGGACTGAGCATCATCAAATCCGGTGTTATATTCTGTGGTTGCCATTGAGTATATTTATCTATTTACCTTGGCCTCTATACTTCTTATAACTTCGCTTTTGGTTCTTATTCTTCGGCCGACTTCTAACAGACCTACCTATTGATGTTCTCTTTCTTACAGGTTCTCTATATATCCCTACGGTGAATTGTTTAGCCATTCTTCTTCCTCGGTGCTTTCTTATGTTTCGGTTTATTATGGTGATGGTGGTGATGATGTTCTTCTATCGTCTGAACTATCTCATCCTTTTTCCAAAACATCTGTGATACACCATATACTACTAAACCAATTCCAACGAACTTCGCCATTTCAAACCATACTAAAATTCCCACTACTACCATTATTAATCCTATACTTGTTTCTTTATCAAAATCTTTCAACACTTCCAACATTATTACTTTTCTCCATTTTTTATGTTATTGCATAGACTTTATCCTGTGATACAGAAGTAATTATTTCTCCTCCATATCCATCAGTCTCACATCCTATTTTTTCTCCATTGACATATACACTAGGTGACCCACTAGACAATGCTACAGCGTGATTGCTACAGGGCGGGTCATCACCTACTAAATGAGTGGTATCGTTATCTCCAATTCTTACTATTCCATATCCTACTGCAAATACATCAGTTGAACAGATATTAGTAGTTGTCGTTGCATCACACAAATGATTAGTTGTTACTACATCTTGAGCATCACCTCTTGCTACTTTTTTATCTGCCATATCTATTCACACGCCGTCGGGGGATCGGTTACTGGGTTAGGTGTGTACGGCGCAATGATTCTTGTAGATGGATTATATCGTTTGGGTCCTACCGGTCCAAGTGGTTCCGTTTTCTGAGGTTCTTCTGTATATCCATTCCACGGATCTTCTAATATTTTAGTAGAGTCACCTATCCATTCAAACGCATCTTGGTCTTTATCATATACTTTCTCTCCCTTTGTTGCCGGATATGTTTTAGTTACATATGCACTCAACCCTAACTGCATATCAACCATCGTATCGTGTAAGTTACGAATATTCTCTCCACCATATCCAGCGTTCTCGTTGATATTCAGTGCTAGTTGTGTTAGACTGTTACCAGATGCAGGTCGTGGGTTGGGTAAGTCAATAGACAATAGTTCCATAGTCTCTGGAATAAATGCTCTCATCGCCCCTGAGGCCCCTTCAGCAATATCCGGTGAGTTAGGTGAAGTAACAGTAGCCGAACCAGCCGCGGTTGCCGCTTCACCAGTAGTATTCAAATGAATTTCTCCAGCAGTTTCTTTTATCTTATTACTAGCACCAGCCTTAATACTAAAGTCACTTGCGGCTTCTTCTTGAATAGCAGCATTAGATTTTATATTAATGTCGGAACCATAGCCCACACCAGATTGTGTTTCTATATTAATCTTACCACTACTACTAGCTGTTGTACCTGCCTTAATGTTAATATGATAAGCAGAGTCTATAGAAACATTACCAGAAAATGTTTGAATATATCTATATGCCCGAGCACTAATATGTCCAGTAGTGGCTTGGTCTGTATGGCCTATTGCTTGAATATTAATATTACCTGCACTTGTCCAAGTACTCTCACCAGAACTATCAGCCTTTAGATTGATTTGTCTAGGTGCCCATATGTCAACATCTTCAGTACATGACTTGATATCAAAATCGAGATAAGCAGAATCAATAATCTTTCCGGCATTTGATGTTCTGTTTATGTCAGATAGATTGGTGGTAAGATAATATGATCTTTCTGCATAATCGTTTATGTCTTCCGTATGAGCCTCTCTGTAGATGTTCTTCCACGCAAACAATTCCAAATCTTCTGCCGCAGATAGCTGAATGTCGCCGTGTGGTTTACCAGCCTTCAAAGTCTTAATACCGATTGGGTTTTGGTCTGACTGCATAAAGATACCAAATTCATGTGGTTTATCTTCATTACCAATCATATCAACTTCTAAATGAGCAGCCTTCAGTTTTATCTTAGACCGTTCTTTAGGATTTCGAGAACCAGCGCGAACTGTATCTGTTTGTCCGGATGTCACACCTGTACCGTGTAAATTGATGTGACCATCTGCCTGTAGGTTGATATCACCATCAGACTTCATATTGATATTACGTTTTGAATGAATGTCTAAATCACCACCTGACCATAACTGTAACTTCCACTTTGAAGAAATATCAGCACGGTCATTGTAACGAATCATTACTTCATCATCAAACGTATGTACCACCTTACCTTTGACGTACATATAGTCATCGTGTAACCGAATGTCATAGTTATCACCTTTGACATATTCTGTTTTAGTTCCACTAGAATCTATTTCATAGTTTGTGCCTGACCTGTGGAATTGTGATATTCGTTCGTGCCCTGGAGTGTCATCATACTCCATAACGTGACCTGACTCAGATTCATAAACATTGTTGAATGGGTATCGTGCATTGAAGTCTCCGGTTGGTTGATTCCAAAATCCTAGTTCTTCTCCGGTATCAGGATCAGGTGAACCAATGTTTATCTGTCGTTCCCGCATATCAGCTTTCCAACACAACGACCAATGTGGGTTGTGTGGTATGACTACACCTCCACCGAGATATTCAGAGAACAGCGCAGTCGATATTGCCGAACCGCCTGCCTTCGATGTACCAAGGCCTTCACCACCTGAGGTCCAAGTAATACCACCTGGGCCTGACCATACCTTACCATCTACGGTGGCAAGTTCCATTGTAAAACTATCGCCAGATGAACAGGACAACAGACGGAAAATCCGGCCGTTGATTTCTTGCATACCACGAACACCAGCAATCTGAACAATGTCACCAGCTTGCAATAGTGGTTTCGCTGGATGGCCTCTACTCAAGTCGGGATCAGAAAAATACGATGTTTGGTCTCCCCACAAACTCGCTGCCGTTGTTACTTTACTTCCTGAAATACTTGAAATTGGAATACCACCCATAGCAAGTGTACTAGTATCTGCTGTGGGAACAACAACCAAATCCGACTCCTTGACATCTGCCCACTTGATATCTTTTCTACCTTCTTCAGGATCATTTATATTATAGATGCCTGTACCATAATGACCCTTATTAAATAGTGTCATTACAGTTTGACGTTCTGTAGGACTAAGGTGTCCTTTCGCTACCCATCGAACTCTAGGATAAGGAACTCTAAAATCTTCTCCGTTAGTACCCCAGGCACCGGTCTCATTTCCTGTACCACCCCAACTCGCCCGTGTGTCTGCCGGCGAAATACCAGTTAGACCTCCTGGGTCTTGAGAGTTGGCAGGCATATCTCTTGTAACTGGAAAGTCTGGTCCCCACGTTCCACCTTTCTTACCATAGTCTCTATCTTCGGACCAGAATTTTGGTTCTAAATAACCAGTAGAAAAGAAAACACCTTCACTTCCTTTTTCTTGTCCCCATGCAAATTTCTTTCTTGTTTCGTTTCCTAAATCCGTATCATCAACGATTTCACCACTTTCGGGTTTAACAGCTCCTACATATGATGGTGAGTGGTCAGTACCATCATCCGAATAGGTATAAGAGTCTGCCCAACGAAATGTTCCAAAGTGTGTCCAGGCAGGAGCAAATCTTGCATCCATAGTAATTCGTCTGGTAGTTTTAAATAAAGAATGAAGCATATCAGAATGTGTTGCTCTAACTATTGGAGAGGCAACACCATCCTCAAACGGACCCCATAGTGCTTCATTATCCCATTCAGGTGCTGGTACTTTATCACCCGGCCCTAAATCTTGTACGTCTGGATGATCCCCACTACCACCTTTCGTAATACCCTTACCCCAATTCGGTACTCTAGGAATACCAAATTTGAGGTCTGCATTATCCAGTTTCAGTGGAGGTGTTGATGGTGTAAATGGAGATAAACCTGGGTTGCCATATGAAGCATCACTCGGCCGTGCCGGAATGTTTCGTTGGTCTACAGTCGGATCAAAGAATCCTTTTTCATAATCCAAATAGTCTGTTGCCGACTCAGGGATTTCTGTAGAATACTTTTCTTGCCACTTCTTATAGTCACCTCTAGACTGACCCCACGCACGGCCACCAGTAGCGGCACCTCGATATGCTGTGGTAGTATTGTCGCCTGGAAGTAAGCCCATCACAATCCAATCTTGTAATGTGCCTGGGTCTTTCGCAAACCCACACACCCAAGTGCCTTCTACTACGGCTGTGGATACTCCAACACCTGACATCGCAGTTGCCGTCGCTGGTTGCATTACAGTAGACCAGGGTAAGTCTTTTGTCAGTATCTTTTCTTTATCTTCAGTGTGTATGCCCAACCATCTAACACGCACCCTACCTAACTGTTCTGGGTCGAACCGGTCTTCTACAACACCAATACCCCAATGGAAACCATCTGCACCTAAGAACGCCATTATTTAATCCTCTTACTGAAAAACTCAAAATCGTCCATATGTGGTATTATTACAACAGGCACTTCTTTAATATTCAGT